CATCGAACAGCACCTCTATGGCCTTTAAAAGCACGAGACAAATAGGTCATAAGGTTAGTTGGGCCAGAATTAAAAGTTTGATCTGTAACAGCTCCATCTGTTAATGCATACCCACTAAGTCTATTTGCGAAAGTCCCGTTTTCTGTAGTGCCATGAGCAGGTTGCAATCTAGTATAATACATAGTTGCCACCTTGGACGTAGCTCCGGTTGCCCCATTACAAGTTCTGGCACCAGTATACTCATAACGCTTAAGTAGAGGTCTAAAAGAGGAAATGGCTTCACCGAAGAAGACAGATTGCTTCTGATTGACTTCCACAGGTGTAAGAGACTCCCCAAATAACATGGCCATCTGACTAGATGATATGTTTGAAATACCAGATGTTGCTGTATACGGCATAGTTTCCAGAACAGTATAAGCATCATGTGGTACACTAACTTCAAAGTCATCTCCAGCTGCTATGAACACATTCATAGTGATTGGTTTAAGAGCATCAGGGGACACCAATGGATTCAGTACAGTAACATAAATCGTCCCATTAGAATATAGTTCTTGGTACGAGTAGATACCAGCAGGGGGTAGAGCATATCTATTAAATATATTATGATCTACTTCCTTGTAGGATCTAGTTTGTGCCCAAGGAACTACAAAACTAACATCAGTTTCACTGGATAGATCCACTATCTGCGAATAGGTTGTATTATAATTAGTACTAGAATAAGCGATACCATCAGGCTCATAAGTTATTCGGACTCTACCAGTATGATAAGGGGAGGCTACAAATTGAAATCTATATCTTAATGAACCACTCCAATATTTAAAAGGATAGGATGCAAAGGCTATAGAAGAGAAGATGTTTTCAGTCCATAATGTTTTAACACTGGATTTAGTAATAGCAGGTGTAACTTGAGCCCAGAATAGTTCATCATCTCTAACTAATACTGGATCCCAAACTATAGTCGAAAATAAAGTCTCTCTAGAAGTCATCATTTTGATACTGAGCTCGTCAAGACCATCAAGACCCATAAGAGCAGGTTCTATAGAAAGAGCCTGCTTAGGATCAAATGTTAGCTTAGTAATAGTCTCTGCTCCCACAACATTCGCTAGAGTTGAAAATGGTCTATTCTGTACTGGTTGGGAATCAGTAAGTACTATAGGTCTAGAGAATCCGAAGAATCTTGCTAATTTAGTAACTCCATTGGCTGCACCTTTAGCCATTGAAGCATAATCGCCGATAAGAGGAACACCTTCAAGTCTACCGGCAATATTAGCAACAACGGAAGATACACTAGATATCATTCCATCCTTAGCCTCATCGGGTGGTATAGTAACCTGCTGCATAGTCTTGAAATTGGAAGAAATTGTATCTTTCAATATAGAACCAGCATTGGAAAAATTATTCTTAGGTTTAGATACACCCTTGCGTTTCTTAGACTTAGATGCAGCTACATAGTGTCCACTAGCAGCAACAAGGGAGTTAGTAGGGATGACAAGTTCAACGTCGGATGCCCAAGCAAAGACAGTGTATGAGAGAGATGTAGCAGCAGTTACAGATACAGCTTGAAGGATATCACTACTCTGGAAATGAAGATCTCCCAAGTCGTCTGTAAGAAAATTACCAATAAAGGGATTGTACATCTGTTTAGTTGTAATGTAGTTATCAGGTTTTATGAATGGTAAAACCATCTCAACAGGTGTCTGTTGAGAAGGGTCCACAGTCACATGAGGTAACATAGAAAGTCGCATCAATGTTGATGTGGTGCCTCCTAAACCTAAGCTCCAGTAATCTGAAAAGTAGGGTAAAGGCTGATAACCAATAAACAGTCGGGAATAATGAAAAGGAGTGCCATTTAGCACAATTCTTACATGTAGATTAGCTCTCATCATATGATAGTTATCTAATTTCCGAAGTACAGCGGGATTGTTGAAATACAGACCCCAAGGTTTAATAGTGAAGGCTAAATTGGTATTGATGTCCCACTCACCGACATGAATCGGGATAGGTCTCGAAAAGAAATCAATAAGTGAAGCATCAGTAAAGCTCTCAAAATGCATAGTATCATCATTTCCAGAAGGAATAGATAATTCCAGCACCGGATTGTAGTCGACAAAGCCGATAGTCCCTTCCTTTTGGTCAACTAGGCTTGTCTTTGTTTCTTCATGGAATATTGTATCACGCACAATATCTCCATCGCTAATCTGATCTGGATCAGAATTTTGTATGGGTTGCCCCAAATTTGGATTGTTGATGTTTGAAAGTGTTATGTTTAATCTCACACCATTCGGAATCACACTCAAGTTTCCGAATATAGTGCTGCCTTTCGGCACGAGGGGTTGTATTAGCCTTTGTAAATTGAAGTTTGATGATGGCACACAATACAATATAGGATCACTCAGAATCCTCCATCTTTCCATAATATCCCTTCGCTGCTCTCCCCTTTTTCTGAGCATTCGAACGTGATAAATATTATGAGCTTCTATGATTCCCTTGGGCACAAACCGTTATGAGCTTAACGGCGATTTATGGGCTTACTCATCATCCATGTCGACCTCTACGACAGGATTATACATACTATCATATATCTGATAATATGTCTTCATTCTACCATTCATATAGTATGACAGACGGTGTTTTTTGATCATATATTCAATCCACAGCGAATTCTCTTGAAATACTTCTTCTCCATAGTGGACAGATTCCCATTGGTAATTCATTAACACTTCGACGGAATGTTGAAGATCGTTGAGAGTCTCTCCTACTCTCCAACTCATGCTTTTGACACACGATTTCACTTCAAGAGGAGCAAGATAGAGATCTCCGCCTGCATGATAAATAAATCTTCTTTTCAAAAAGGACATTTCATCAAATGGAACATTAT